CAAATTATTGTTAACCCTATCGTCATCACAACAATACCAGTTAACAATAATCCAAATCCGTCGGCCGCTGTCAATTACTTAACTCCTAGACCTTTCTTCATTACATCATATACAATCTTTTTCCAATTGTAGTGTTGATCTACAGAGTTAACTACAATAATATTACCTGTGTCCATGTCCATTACAATCTGTTGACCAGCATGACCACCCATAGACCATACTACTCTACTCTTATCTATTCCAACAGGCGTCATATGAAATTGACCACCATATTCTTTAGTGTAAGATTCCATCTGTTTTAACTCAAAACCTGTTTTACTATTTTTAGTAATTCTGTTATCGTATAAAGTTCTTAAATAATCACCAATACAACTATCAGAGTTATAATCTTCTATAATTTGTTTTGCTATTCTTAAATAGTCATGTGACGTAGCATAAAAAGTAAATCTAGAATTTCCCTCTTTAAAGTCTGCTGACGACCATGTAGTCTTTTGAAAACTAACTCTATCTTTAACACCAATGTGATCTCTAAAGATTGAAGTTAAAAATGCCTCATATTCTTGAGCATTGTCAAACTTACTAATAAAATAATTGATTGCAACATGTGTTGCTAAAGCACTATAATTATATGGTACTTTGTCATCTTTTGTTGTACCTTTAAAATACTTATTCATAGTCACAGCAATAGAGTGTTTTTGAATAACTTGATCTGCTTTACCTTTGATAGCACCATCTGTACTAGTTTTTACATTACCAAAATTATATTCACCTACAAAGTTATGATCTCCTGCTTTCATGTTTAATATTTCTAACAAAGTATTGTCAGCATATAGTGTATCATTTAAAACATTCCAATCTGAAACTGATTGAGTCACACTACCAATATAACCTTTACAAACACCATGACCAATAACATATGAAACCAAACTTTTACCCATAGAATTTGATCTTAATAAGCCATTGTTTTTTTTGATCTCATCTGTATAATTAGATTTATCTACAATGATTTTACCGTCTTGATAAATTAAAACGTTAACTAGACCAGTTTTGTCATTGTTTTTTAATTCTTTATCTACTAATTTTGTGTACTTGTTTTCTTCTATTAGTTCAGTTTCTAATTTCTCATAATTTTGAGAACCATCTGAACCATATTGATATAATTTATACATCTGGTTAAAAGACTTGTGGTGGGCACTAGCTATGCTAGATAAACCAAACCATAATAAGATGTTTAGTGTGATAATAAATGTTATATATTTTTTCATAGTGTTTTCCCTTTTGTTATTGGTATAATATACACTATTTTTAACAAAAAGGCAAGTAAATAACAACCAGAACATTCAGCGAACAAACACGTCCTTTAACGTTAATTTGCACTCTGTTTGGTTGAATTTAACGAATTTCTTGTATTTTTTGAGTCTTTTTGAGAGTATAGGCCAAATAAATTTCTCTGTAATCTGTTTGTCCCAACGTTTGGCAAATCCTAGAAAATGGTCTAAAATTACCGTAGTCTGGAAGGCTATTTTTTTCTTAATAAGAAGTTGTAGCAACCGTGGATGCTGGCCAGTAGAACAGCCCAAGCCATCATCAAAAGAAAGAGAGCGAGCAGTGAAGTCATCATTAATCCGTAAGCAATCGCCTCTAAAGTGGTAACCAGTACCATCTGTATATTTTTTATAATTGAGATAAACTTGTTTTCCATCTTTTCTTAATAAATTACCGACCCATTGTCTATCGTCATCTAAAAAGTTAGCAACGAAGAAGTCTGTTATTTCATATTTATCGTATTGCTTACTTAACTTATGGAAGAAATATCTATCATTACGTTTGGTAAATGTCTCTAATTTACAATTGACTTTACCACCATAATTAAAATAATCATAATTATCTGTTGTAAAATGTAATTTTATTGCCAGATAAGTTTTAAATACTTCAAATCCATCATGCATTCTATACCGGTAGCGATCCTTGTTTTGGTATGTTTAATAATTTTAAATTAATCGCCTCTACTTTCAATTTTTCTTTTATCTGTTTATTGATAAATGAGTTTACCTTACCTGGGTCTAAATCTTTTTGGTCACATAAATGTATAATGGCGTCCATGTAAGATATCTTTTCTTTTCTAACGCAAGTTTCTATCTCTTGTGAGAAAGTCTTGCTGTTCATTTTGATCATTAATTTTCCTTTGTTTTTAGTTCAGTTCTATTAAACGTATGATACATAATACACGTTGACTCACCTGATGGTATATCAACCGTACCAACTAATTGATCTTCTTTTGAATACATTGAAATCATCATCACTGGCTCACCTTTTGGTTGAGCACCTGCTCTGCCTAAACTTGCGTTCTCTAATGTAAAACCTTTTCCTGAAATAAATTTGTGTACATAGTTTGGGTGTCCACATATTACAGGCATTGTACTAGGTGCTAGGTTAGGATTATTTTCGTATTCGTACTTTGGTTTTTCCTCTCCCGAGGCTGCTGTACATAGTAGTACAAACAGGAGGATTAATTTTTTCATTACACTTTTTTTCCATTTAGTTCCTCATAATGTTTGTAAAACGCTTGTATTGATTCACCTAATTTTTCTTCATAAGGCGCTCTTTGTTTTACAAAAGGCGTCATTGTACCGTCTTCGCCAGCAATTAGAATAACAAGTTGATCTATCTTTTCACCAAATAATTCTTCATACATGATTGAGTAAGCACATGTTTGTAAGAAATAATTCTCAATCCAAGACTCTTGTCTTTCTTTGTTTGCTGTTTTGAAGTCTATTACAGAAAGTTTACCGTTATACTCTGCAATACAGTCCACTTGGCCAGCAATGGTTAATTTTTTACTATACATTATCGTCTCTAGACAATGTATATTATTTATCTGATCAACGTATGGTTTTAACAATCTAAACATGCCTAAAGGTAACACACTTCTCTCACTTGGTGTTTCGCCTTTTAGATATTGTTCTACTAATGTATGTGTAGCTTTACCACGTCTGGCAGCTCTACCCATTTCCCAATTAGCAACGTCTTCACCTATACTATCTCTCCATTTTTGTAATTCTTTTTTCTTTTGAATACCAAGTACAGTAGTTATTGATGGATAGTTCTTACCGTTTATATCGTAAAATCTGAATCCATCTATTTTCTTACCCTTTGTTTTAGGTAATTTGTTTTTATCAAGTTCTATAAATTTAAATTTGCTCATAATGTTTTCATCCTATCACTTTTGCGTTATTTTGTCAAGCCTAATCACTATAATATATCATATTGACCTATACAATTGGTAATGGTCGTTAATTAATGCCGAGGATTCTCTTAATTTATCTCGGTCTTGCCTTCAACTAGGTTTGTATTCAGCATAACAAGTTTTACCAGTTTCATTTCTGTATGCTCGTAAAATTTGTTTTCTGTTATCTTCACTCTTATATGAACAGTGAATCCACCCACTGTTAGGTTCGTCTAACTTGTGGTATTCCAAGATCATCTGGTCAAATTCTAGGTTTTCTGATATCCATTTACATAATTCAGCGTTAGACAATCCAAAGATTTCAAAATCCGCCGCCTCTGCTTTGGCGTGCTGTGAATTTTTGCTTGAGCCAATTGCCTCACATAACTCTACACTACGATACCCACTGGATACTGATACCACTTTGCCATAATGATCTCTTACTTTTTGTAGTACATTTTCACATAGTAGTTTTAACTTTTCAATCTGGTCTTCGTTAGGGTTATTATTAATACCCTTACGTTCAGCTGTTTGTGAAGCTGTTAATTCTTTTAAACTAAAATTATTACTTAATTTCATTTTATCCTCTCGTTATTTTTAATACTTTCTCTATCTGTGCCTTAATAATAGGACCTCTGTTAGGCCAATGTATGTAAGGTTCAGTTGTTTTCTGTAGATTGTATAAAAAAGGTAATATTATCTTCTCTAGTTCTTTAAATTTCGTTTTTGTGTCTTCGTCTGAAATTTCTTTTGTGATAGTATCCTTTTCTGCCACGATTTGCATTATTTCGTTCATCATGGACTTTATAGATGAAACGTCTGTCTTTACCTTAGCTATTTCTAAACTAGCGTCTTCCATTGGTTTTGTATCAACCACTGGTACTTCCTGTTTAGGCATAGATGATACAGGAGTCATTCCCCAATCATCGGTAAGGTCAAAACCTCTCATGTAATCTGGTAAATCTTTAGCCATTTATTTTTTCCCCTTTGCTTGTCTTTTTAGGTGTTTCTGTACAACATTTCTTGTTGCAATTTCTTTAGCTGATCTTTTTCCATATCTCTCAGCTAATGCACTAGTCGGATGTTTTTCTGCAATACGTGATAAGTTGTCTTTCCAACCACCATCGTTCTTCATATTGACACCCATTACACCACCGGATATATTTATGACTTGTGGTACTTGGATTATGTGCTTATTTTTACTTAAATATTCTTCCATTTCTGCAATGGTCATCATTTCTGTATATTCTTTTTTAGTTCTTTTATTTTTAAACGTGTATATTGGCACTTGCTAACCTTATTATTCTTTGTATTAATTCGCCTAGACCATTTTGTCTTTGCATTGTTAATAACTCTCTGATACCTAATGGTACAAAACTATCAACTGTTAACTCGGCAATTTCTGTTGCTTGTTCATTGTTAACAATATCGGTAACCACTTTGGCAGTACCTCTAGTTATATGAGCGTCACCATCAACTTTATATATCATTGTACCATCTTCTTGTTTACCACCAATTATCCATAACTTACTGGCACAACCTCGTATTCTATTCTCCTCTGTCTTAACCAAATCAGGTAAATCTTCTACCTCTTTTGCTTTGTCTACCAAGTATTGCAATCTATCGTGTCCTTCTAATGTTTTTAATAAATCACCTGACTCTTTAATCTTCTCTACTAATTTGCTCATCAAAATTCTTTTTTTGTTCGTTATTCATTATATTTTTACATTTACTACTGTCACCTAAACACTCAAAGAATTTATCCATTGCATTTAAAGTTGGTTCTTTTTTAGCACAACCAGTTAACACTAATAATATAATTAATACTCTTATCATTTATCCTTAAAATACTTATTCAATCTATCCGGTTCGTCTCTATGTTTGTTTTCTGGATCAAGACTATCTTTCTTTTCTGTAATCACCGGCCACTGTCTTGACCATTTATCGTTAAATGCAATCCACTTTTGTCCTTCTTCTTCCATGTCTGATAATATCGCTCCTTCAGGACACTCTGGCTCACATACTCCACAATCTATACACTCATCAGGATTAATTACTAACATATTCTCTCCTTCATAGAAACAATCTACAGGACAGACCTCAACGCAATCAGTGTGTTTACACATAATACATTTGTCATTAACACTGTACGCCACTTATGCATTCTTCCTTTCATCATAATATTTTTTAAAACCTTTGTCTTCAAAATAAAATGCTATATCTTCAGCTGGTACTTGATCTGATACTATACAATCATATAGACTTTCATATGAATGTGGATGTGGCCAAGAATCACAAACTCTTTTATTTTTTTCTTTTCTTTTCATTAAATATCTTTTAATGTTTCAATAACTTCTTTATTATCTGCAATTGTTTTTAATTCTTTTGTAACCGTTTCAACTGAATCCATATGCGTTGCAACACCAACTGGATTATTTAAAAATATCTCCACATTTACTTTTGCTTTTGCAATGTTACCTTCAGCGTGTTTCTTAATTGCTTCTTTT